CAGATCCAATCGTATGCCATATCTAAGTCGGCACCGGTTTCTAATACAAACGATTGTAACCCTTGAAGAGCAGAAACGAAAGCAGAGTTGTTGAGAAGCAAGTTTGGATTGATTTTGTTCATGCTGTTAGTATGGCAGATTTGAGGGTGAATTGCAAGCGGGGTTGTGCCGCTTTGTGAATTGGTTTTTTTAGAGTCCGTTGAGATACTCTGCTAATTCCTCATCGTACTGCTCTTGCGTGTCGAACGTGCGACCATGGATCACACAAGGGAACGTCTTAGCAAGACCGGCAGAGGCGACCATCTCGCAGTCTGCGCGATCGTAACCCATCTCGACGAGGGTGTTGACGTAAGGGTTGTTTGATTTCATACTGATAGTATGGCACAGAATTGGGCACTTTGGGGGGAATGGTGGACACCTTACCAACTGGTTTATTTCTCTTTACTTAGTAGCAAATGTATGTTATTAAGAGTTAGAATACGTTGGTCCATGAATGATGCTTTGCAGCACTAATCCTGCCATCTTTGAGTAATCCATCACACACTTGACAGAATACTTCAAACTTTTCCAATCGTGTCAGATTAGAATCAATTTTGTTTGAAGTTTCACCGACGACTTTGAGAACTTGTGTTTTGAGCATGATGTTAGTTAGTAACGTAAGTTTGTGCGATTGCATCAGACTTAAATCGTCTGCATAGTTTAAACAACAGTTTTAAATCATCTTTAATCACATATCGAAACGAGTCTGATTCGATGATAAACTTATCATCCTCCAACCATACTTGTGGGAGTTGTTTTTTGTAGATAGGGAAATCAATTGGCATAATTCAGGAATCGAGGAGAATAACTTCGTAAGATGTAAAGTCAGGATAGCACTTTTCTACCCATTTTGATAACTTATTGTTCTGTGATTTAATCCCCCTATGTGTTGTTGGACGTGTGGGCATTGTCTTTAGAAAAGATGTATGTCCCCCCTCTCTTGTAACTTGAATCGAATAAGTTGCAGTCGTAGTTTGCATCAAACTAACTCCTGCTGAAGTTGCATATATTGCTCTTCTGTTGCATCATTTACTGCATCTTGTATGCAGGTATAAATGTGATCGCAATCACCAACTTGATAGAAGATGCGTTCAGTCAGTTCAGGATTATTCTCACAAGGATATAACTCATCTCCATCATCTGTCACGATACAAACATCATCTTTAGTGTAAATCCATGCCCCACAATATGCATCTTCACCCTGTTTTTCAATCAATTTGTTGATTCGTTCTTGCAGTTGTTTGAGAGTGTAATTCATTTGTGTTTGTGATTGAAGTTCGTGAAGATAAGTTTTGATTAGTGACATAATCACCAACGAGTTTGAATCAGTGCAGAATTGAAAAGTTGTGGTTCTGTGTGCATATCAGTCACTTCATACTTGTAACCCTCAACACGACTCTCAACCTCTTTTTCAAACATACATTTGTTAATGTAGGACTTTGATTGCATTTTGTCGCAGAATGTAACCGTCTTATACATTAGACGCTCGCTGATAGTTCCGTCAGAATACTTGACGGGATAGAAATCAACAACCATGTGAGCGCCGTTTGCTGTGAGTTGCATCGAGTTGAATCCGTTTCTTTGACTCTTTAACTATACACGATTTTGGGCGCAGCACAACCGGGGCTGTGCCACTACCTCAACTGTCACCAGACAGGATTGACTCCTATTACTTTTGCCCTAGGATTACGGGCAGTTGCAGTTTCTTTTGCGTCACGATGTGAAGTGGCATAAACTTCCTCTGTGAAGACTTTTCCACCGACGTACAACTTAACTTCCCATTTCATGATGCTAATGCCTCATCGAACGAACGAATTGATCCTCTCCATGCCTGCATTGTTTTACGAGAGTTGATGTAATCCCATCCAGCATCTTCGGCATCTATGTAACGAACATACTTTTGACGGAATGTTTTATAGTGATGACGAATGACTCCATCATCTCCCATTTTGCTGGATGAATACACCCATACATTGTAATCGTACTTACCCAAATTGACCTGAACTGGTGAATGATTGCTGCCTTTTTTAATCATGGTAAAAATGAATTGATTGAACGAAGATTGATAGTATCAACGAACATAAAGGAATGAACCATAAGGGTCACAGATTTCAGGGTTATCAACTAAAGATTCAAGAAAGAATCGGATACCCTTAGCAGGTGCTTTGAATGATGCTGGTTTGTAACATGCACCAGACTCTTTGTCGATGAACATGAACACACCATTATTGTTGAAACTGCCATCAGCATAAACCCTGAATTGATTCAGTTTGATATATTTTTTACCTACACTATATTCCAACTTAGAATATGAACTATGTCCAGATTCAGTTGCATTAACTTTCCATTGATTATTGACGACTTCAAGCAAACATTCTGTCAGATATTCGGTTTTGAGTTGTGGAGCACAGAAGGTCATTTGTTTGTATAAAGAAAAGGGTGGATAGTGAAGCGATTAGTGTTAGTTAATCGCTTCATTTAAGATCAGAAAGGGTTGCTCCAGGACTCGTACTTTTTCATGGTGATGTAACCCTCACGGCAAAGTTCATCAGTGAAGATACCCCATGCCTCACGTTTGGCAACAAGATCTGTTGATCCACTTGCCTTCCAGTTGTAACGAAACTGCTCCAGTGCTTGTGCTTTAGTGGTGGTTCGCATCGGGTTGAATTCCTTTGACTCTTTTAATATACACGATTTTGGTGCCCTGTGGGGGAATGGTGGACACCTTACCAACTGTCACCCGTGGTTCTCCATAAACTCGTCAAGTGTGTAACCTTCTCCAGTTGATGTTTCTTCGATTAATTCTTCAATGGTGAGTAATTCCATCTTTAAACGATACTCTTCAGGTGTGTCATCTTCTGGGTCATAATCATCATGACACAGATATTCCCACTCATGAACAAGGGCATCAATCAGTTGTTCTTTGGTATAATCAAACATTTGCGAATCTCCCATTGTTGAAGTTTGCATATGAGAATTGCTCACGATTGACTAACTTAAACATGCCATATTGATTGATACCAACATAACCCTCACCACGACATTGACGATTGCCCATGTATGCTTTAGGACCGTTATTACGGCAAAGGAAAAGCATATCCTCTTTGATAGATTTGATGAGGAACCAGTAACTAATCAAACGGGAGTTGTTGAATGTTTCTGGCACAACTTCACGACCCTCACGAATACACTTGTTCAGTGCTACTTTAAGTTCTGCTGCCTCTTTCTTGTTAGCAAAAGTTACCAACTGAGACATTTGTCGTGCGAAACCAACAATCTCATCGAAATCTTCATCAATCTGCCATGCACGGGGTTGCACAAACTTACAAGTCTCAGTATCATCAAAGACTTCCATATCTACCATGTCATTGATGACATAGGCATCTTTCATCTCATCATCAGTCGCATACAGAGTATGTGGTGCGATGATGATGTTCTGGTCGATTATTTCATCAAAGAAATAAGTAATCGTATTGGGGCAAAAAGTATCATCACCCCCAAACCCAATAAAATCACCTTGAACAATCCCGTCGAAAGAAGGAAGACAATCAAAACAATGGTGTAGTATGTTAGCAACAACCCCAGAATGATTGCGATCAATGTCATCATGCGTTTCATTGATCTTGATTAGTTTTTTGTTGAATACAGATTTAGTACCGACAAAGAAATTGCCAGTGGCAGGATTCGTGCCCCAAACGATTGCAGGCGCACCATCAATTTTCACGGAAAGATCACACTCAGTAAGGAACCAATCCAAGACAGAAAGATCACCCGTCAGAATAGAATCTTCAGGGTGTTCGAGGTGTGTGTTTTTCATGTCCTTAAGATAGGGCAGATTCAAGCGGATTGCAAGCGATTGTGGACGGTTCGGCGGGTGGCACATGGTTCTTTATACGCTCAAGAGCAATATCCACGTACTTTTGTTCTCTTTCAATCAACAAATAGTCGCGCTGTGTGTTAATTGCTGAAATTGCTGTACTTCCACTGCCGCCAAAGCAGTCCAGCACCAGATCCCCCGGTTCGGTGGTGTGTTTTATAATAGTTGATAACAATTCGATAGGTTTGGGCGTTAAATGTCCCATTTTCTTAGAATCGAAGTCGTATTGCCATACTGAATGATGTGTCCGTTGATTATAAAACTTTGGCACAAGATCATTCATAGTCAAACCCAAATGCTTTGTGATTGGTTTGATTGTTTCACTTGTAGGATAGTTCTTTCCTGTCTCTATGTTACTATACCAACCCGTTACATTTCCATTCTTGCTAAGTATCTCCCTGCTAATATCCATGGACTTGATACCTCTCTCAAGTCTACGTTCTCTCAACTTAAGGTGCAGATCTTTCCTGGTATAGAACAACATATACTCTGCCATCTTTTGGAAATTGTTGAGTCCTTCTACCTGCACGAATCCATTCAAGAATCCTTCTTGTTTGCATCCAGAGAATAACTTATTCCATACAATAAAATTCTTATATTCTAAATCAGTGGTGGATGTGATGCGTCGATTGAGTTCTGCCATCATCATAAAATCGTTGTGAAAGAACCAGAACGAACCAGAATCTTTCATTACACGATTCAACTGGATGAAAACTTCTTCCATCCAGTCATAATAAGAATCACCAGAATAGGGTTTAGGTTGATACCCTTTCTTGGTGATTCCAAAGTCATCCCATTCATCCTTCCCGATATTGTAGGGAGGATCAATGAGAATAAGGTCAGCACACTTATCCTCTAATTTTTCTAATTCTACTAAACAATCACCGGAAAGTATTGAGTTCCTTTGCAATTTGTTGGATGTAGTCATAGGTTTCGGGAATTGTTCGGTTTAGTTGCATAGTGTTACCTGCACGAGTAATGGGAAGAAGATTACCTCCACGGGTCATATATTTGTCAGATCTAACAGGATTTACATGTCCAAATTGAATCTGGAAATCATCATCACGATTGTCATACCATTCAGGTTCAATAGTTTTCTGAATAATAGGACAACAGAGATGTCCATTCTCGTCAACAATTCTAATACCTTGCTCTTTAAATTCTACCACAATATCCTGAGCGCGGTCAAGTAGTTTATATTCAATATCCTCAGGAAGTTTATGCTCAATCCCCTTTTGCAGCATCAAGATAGCAGTGAAATCGAAAATTGCAGTAGCAACAATAAAAGATGTGCTTCCAAATTCAGTGGGCATTGCTGCTTTCAACTTTACATTAGATGCTTTCCACTTATACAATTCGTTCAGAACTGTATATTGCTCCTTTGTAACTTGAATCGGAAAAGCACGATGAGAACGATTCTTGAACAAAATGTCACTATTTCCTGCTGCTTGTATGCAATCATGAATCTTTTTTGCAAACTTATCAGCGAAAAATGGTTCATAGGTACAACGGCATCTACCCTTGTGACCTTTGGGAAGAACACACCTGCTTTTGCGATTCTTATTAAAGCAATCACGATAGAAGGCAATATCTTCCTCACTCATATATTTTTTTACTGCTTGCAATGCCTCAATAAAAGTGTTTTCTTGCACTCCACCTGAAGTAGGTTTGAGGCACATTGATTCATGGTAAATAATATCTTCATTCTCAAATTGCTGTGCCTCAGCAACAGCAGATTTCAGGTCTTCAGTAACAAACATGGTGGGTGCGTTTCTTTGACTCTTTAATGATACACGATTTTGGTCCCCTGTGGGGGAATAGTGGACACTTCAATCAACTGGCACACTAACGCCTGATTTCACTGATCGCGGGTTTACCTTGATTGAACACAACATCAACAACTGCCTGAACTTTCTTAGCAGTGCTGATACCCACTCGATCATAAGTTGGGATGCAGACTAAACCAAACGTCTTCTCACTTCCACCCAAACGTATCACACGACCGATAGACTGACTGATGCCCACGTAGTCCATGCTCCTCATGAAAATAACTGCTTCAAGTCCACTGACATTGATACCTTCAGACAGAATGCTATGGTGGATGACAACAAACTTCTTGCCATCTTCCTTGCCCCACTCATTCAGAGTTTCAAAGAATTGGTCGCGATTGACTTTCTTGCCGTCGATGATTGCACCTGTCTTGGATGTAATCATCATCCAGGAGTATCCACGCTCCTTGAGTTGTAGGCAGAAATCTGATTGTGAGATAAGACCCATGATTTGCTTCGTAGAACGAGCACAGATCAACGTCTTGTCGATGTTGTTGTCATCAATGGTTTCGATGAGGTTGTCGCCATCTTCAGCATACATAACTTTTCTTCCCTTGACCAATGGCAGTTGCTTAACAACCACTTTTGGAGGAAGAATGTACCCTTCATTAACAAGGCGAGGAGCAGGAACATTGCATAGAACTTGACCATAAACACTCCAATTCATGCCTGGTTTAGATGCAGCAAGAGAATGTTTAGGTGTTGCTGTAAAGAAATAGCAACGATTTGTATTCTCTGCAAAATACTCAGTCGCGGGGAAGAAGTTACGCTGAACACTATTGTGTGCTTCGTCAAAGTATATATTGTCCACCTCAATATCTGCTTCCATGATACGATGGAGAGAATGATAAGAAGTGAAGATGATAACATTCTCTCCCACTGCGCGAGCAGTATTAGCAAAGACATAAATGTCATCTGCTTTTGTTGTAGAATAGTGCTCTGTCTCACCACTATGAACGTGCATCACATGCGTGTGAGTTGTATCAATCAACTCAAGGAATTCACTGCACAATTGTTCTGCCAACAGAATACGTGGAGCAACAACAACAGTCGTCATTCCGTTGTCAATATACTTACAATTCTCTACAACATCTTGAATCATACAGATAGTTTTGCCACCACCTGTAGGCACAATGATTTGACCTTTGTCATATGCAAGCATACGATCAACAATATCTTTTTGATGTGGTCGAAGGGTCAGGGTCATTCGCGTTTGGTTGATGTATATACTATAACGCACAGAGAGACCCCTAGGAGACCCTCTGTGCCACTTACTCAATCGTCTGCGTCTTCTTTAACCTCTTCTACTTTCTTTGCCACCTTTGGACCTTTCTGAACACGATCAGTCTCATAAAACCATGCTACACGTTCCTTTCGTGCTTGCATTAGTATATCATATTCTTGCTGCTGTTCTTTAGTAAAGCGAAAATCTTGATGTCTCCACTTATCACGAAGTTCCTTAAGATGAGGTAGAACATTGACAGTTGAGGTAGGAAAGTTCATATTCAAACAGTGTAATCGGTGTTGGAGAATTCGTCAAGTTGGATGTTCATTTTTGAGTCATTTTCTTCGAGTTCTGTAATGTCGAAGATTTCACCAGGCATGTCCTGAATTTCACTCCAAAAATCGTCCATGTGTTTCATTTGTTTGACTCTGTTAATATACACGGGATTGGTGTCCTGTGGGAGATTAGTGGACAGTTATCTGAGTGTCCACTGCCTTTAAGTTTTTCTTTACGTGTTCTTCCCAGAACACTGCGTCTTCAATCTTAAGGAAGTTTGCAGAATGTTTTGCGAATCCCTTTTTCTTCGGTTTTAGATAGTTCACTCGGTACATCATGCCAATGTCTAATTACTCCAGAAACAATAACCATATTAGTAGTGAGCAGACTGACAAATATGATGCTACGAATGATAGCAACATAATTGTCATAAGGTTTTGTTTTATCATCACTGAAACTCCCTAATGAATACTTCCATATCTGCCAAAGTTTTACCATACTTATTCTTCCTCGTATGAACATATTCTAATTCTTTCCAAAACCACGGATGGCAGAGTAATAGTGTGTGGATATATTTGTGTTTTTCATTCTTTGTATATTCACAATTAGGTTTAGGTTTGATACCAGTTTCAATTGTAATATATTGTTCATCATAAAAATATACCCATCCCTCAACATTTACGTGATCTGTTTTCCACCGAACATAATCATCGACCTGTGGTTTATACTTCATGAAAATAACACTGCCTCTAACGGATTTAGGTTAAGTTGCATCGCAGTATAGGGACGAGTATCACGAACACATACTTCTTTGCCTATCTTATTAGAGTTGATGGGGGCATGGTAAGTGTACGTAGTGCCTCTCTTTGTTGTTTTTGTTTTACAGAATCCCCAGATTGTGCTAACAGGATCACTACTATAAGAGTAAGTTGCGTGATGCAAAAGCCAAATAGAAACCACATTTCGCTTGAACTCGCGAACATAGTAGGAGTATCCTTCTGGTGCTGTATGTGGAAATCCATCAGGCAGTGAGAGGTTCATCAGGGACACTAATAAGAGAGGAATCTGGATATATTGTACTGGCAATATACTGTGCAAGTGATTGAGTAGGTGACACTACATCAATTGTCACAGTATATTCATAAATGTCATCACCTGGCATATCTTGCATTGGTAGTTCTACATTAACACGCCAAACATATCCCTTCTCAAGCAATTTGGGATAGTCCATTACCATATCAGGTTGCATCTTTCTTTACCTCTTTCTTTGGTTCGTATGGATGTGCAGGTTTATGTTCCCTGTCCATAGGTAAGGATCCAGTCAAATCTCTACGAGATTGATTACTGATGATGATAAACGCATCTTTGTTATACTTACGCACACCGAAAGGTGTTGCCCATTTCTTATTGTAGTTCTCACCCTGATGAATACCTGAAACTACAGTTCCACCAATCTCCACGACAATATCGTCATTATCTTCCCATTTTAGTTTCTCAACTATGGAATTAATCTGTTCGATAATTGTGGGAGGTTCCATAACATGTTCTTCTGGGTCAAGTTTTCCATTCATGTAGTAAATTCCTCTACGATTTTAGACTCAAGATCTTCTGCAAGTGCATAAGTGCGGGCATTTTGTATGTTATGACGAAGTTGTGGATAGTGCTCCACATTAAACTCCTGATCTCTTTGGGTAATCAAGTCAAAACATTCGTTCTCATCTTCAGCAATTACATTCCATAGACCACCATATTCAGATTGAGGAAATGGAATGAAATGTTCAACAAGATAGAAAAATTTGGTCATTGTCTCCGATGAATTACTCTTTAATTATATCATGAAAAGAAGAACTCTTCAAGGTAGTAATCAACAGTGACCTCAAGTTCTGCTGCTTCCCTCTCAATTTTAGACCAAAAATCTTCAGCAAGATTTTCGTAATACTTTTTTTCTTGGTCGGTCATAGTGAAATGAATACCTTGTTAATATACACAAAATTGAAGTGGAATGGGAGATATGTGGTCAGTTCAACCACCGTCCACCTGACATCCTACCATGGCACCACCAACAATGCCAGTGGGAATAGACCAAATCCAGTTTTCTTTCTTAGAAAGAACACCACCTAATGCACCACCTAACAATCCTCCGGCAACTGTTCCCTCTGCACAGGAATTGTCATCATGACGACCCACGTTGGGATGTTGTTCTTCATAGTGATAATGAGGAGTAGTTTGAGGAACAAATCTTGGTCTTTCACAGGGAACTTGCACTCTCTTATTATACTTCTTTACATACCCAGGATTTTTTGATGTTCCTGGAACATACTCTTCTCTATATTCTTTCCGAAAACATTTCTCCTCTTCTGCCCATCCTGAACGAGATTGATATCTACCAGGTTTTGCTTCTACTGGAATCGCAGTAGCAGCAATTACTAATGCTGCAAGTGCTAGTTTCATCAAAGTTCTCCATTTGATAGTAATTTACATTAAAAAGGGGTGCAAGTCAAGCACCCCTGTGACACTATTCAGATTGTCTTGCCTTTCGTACAAGATACTCTGCAAAATCTTCCATCTTATCAGGATGTATTGCCCTAATATCATACTCCTCTACCGCAACTTTAATAGAATCGATTTCATTTTGATTCAATTCTGCGTTCTTTGGTAGAGTCATGGGCAATCTCCTTGTATGTGTGAACATCCTAACATGAATGTCGCACATTATCTATAGACTTAAGATTTTCTTCAGAGTCTTTTAATAAACCTTCATCATTAATATATTCTGAATAAGAATTGATAACGTCTTCTGAGTTCCAAAAGTCTTCCCAATCTTTTTCAGTTGCTTCACTGATCATTTTGTGTCTCCTGCTTCCTTAACTTTTTCGCTGCTTTGATACGTCGTTTCACTTGTTTGGCAAATCTTACATCTTCCGCAGTGTACCAGTCAGGATGCTTCTTTGCACGTTTAATGATAATTTTTGCTGCTTTTTTGTCCTCCATGACACATACTTTAACTGTATGTGCTATTTATTTTAGTAGAGTTCTTCTTCCTTCTCTGTTTCTACTACACAATCACTAGTAGGATACGATACACACAGCAATGCAAACTTTGCTTCAAGTTGATCATCATCCAAGAACGATTGATCGCTTTGGTCTACAGTACCACTGACAATTTTACCAGCACAGGAAGAACATGCACCTGCACGGCAAGAATAAGGAAGGTCAACACCTGCTTCTTCAGCAGCATCTAGAATGTAAGAATCATCAGGACAGTCAATAACACTCTCGGTCCCATCGGGTGCTTTAAGTGTAATAGAGTAGTTCATGTATCGTTTTGTGTATTGTGAATATTATATATGATTTAGATTACTGTGTCAAATGTCATAGCATTTCCACACACCATTTTCTTTAATGCCAACTTGCTTCCACTTCTCACATTCACGGGGATTAGCAACTTCGGGATACTCAAAAATACCTGTCGCTGTATCAGTTACCGGAACTTCTTTCTTCTCAACATCCTCATCAGGATTATCTCTCAAAAATCCCCACGGCCCAACGTTATTTTCATCACGTTTTTTCATTGCAATACCAGCAAGAGATTCCATTATTTTGAGAATGTCCTCTGCTTTTGCACCTTCGCCAAGTTCTCCCGCAACATAATAATATTTGGGGAAGAAATCTTCACCCGCATCAATGTATTCGTGTAGTGTAAGTGGTTTCATTTTCCTCCTGTGTCGTAACCCATTTTGTCGTCGTATTCTTTCAATTTACGCATACGTATTGTTTCATGTAAGCGTTTAATTGCTTCTTCAGTTTCTGCTGTTTTCTCATAGGACCATTCGTCCTTTGATTTTTTCTTTTTACTCATAGTTTACCATCTACAAAAGCACTACCAACGACTCTTGTGTATTGTTCAAGAGTACCATCTTGCTCACACTTAAGATGCCAACGTGTCATTAAAGTAACACCATCTTTAGTGCCTCCAGTCATCATTTGGCGACCTTGTTTAGTCATTGACGAATACAAACCATAACGAGTCTTCCACACATAAAATGCCTCGTCAATGAGTTCTGCACCGTCAGGTGGATTTGTGATCTCTTGTGGCATAGTAGTTTGCAATTTGCCTCTCTAGTTCATATTTAATAGGTGAAAGATGTGCATATATGTAATTTTTATATGCATTATCTTCGGTTAGTTTAGCAACATTATTAATTTGTGTCAAGGCAATGTTTAACCATTCACCTTCCGTTGTTTCATATTTTGGTGGTCGAAAATCATCCATCACTTCTTACGCTTTGCATTGCCAGAAGTGTTTCTAACGGAATCCATGCTGGATTTTCTTTTACGAACTGTACTTGTACTTCCGTCACCACTTTTTCCAGTTGACGATTGTACGTTTCTCTTGTGTTTTTGACTGGACTTAAGGGATTTACCGTCACGATTTAATACCTGATAATCTTTTGGTTTCAGTCTATATCTATCAAGGTACTTTTGCAAGTGTTCTTCACATTGAAAGTGACACACTGTTAAAGCAATACCTTTTACATTATGACAATCTTTATTTACCTCCAATCGCCACGGAAATGTTTCATGAGGGAACTTGATATTGAACTCAGAATCAAGAATACTAGATCGAATCATTTTGATACTGTTGAATAATTTTGTCCACTTGTTTCTTGTCCGTTCCACACGGAGCATTTCTGAGGCAAATAAGAATACACTCTGTATCACTAATAGTAGGTTTGATAGTAAATCCCCATTTATCAACTTCACCTTCTATAGGTGCTTCTGGACTATCAATCATAGTGTTCTCTCCAATCTATTTGTTGCTTGATCTGGGAAATCTCTTGGTCTACTATCAGTAGCATTGTCAGTTTTAGGAGAACCTTCATTTGCTTTCATAGTATGTTGATAGTTAGGTCGTGGATATCTGATGCAAAATGGATCAGGCAACCAATATGTTACTTGCCATTCCTGGTCTGGACATAACTCAAGATGTTTCTCTACACTATGAGAGAAACTACCAAGTTGAATGTATCCATCATGACTGATACATCTACCATTACCAACATCAACCAAGAACATCATTTTACTACTCAATCTCGTTGTCTCCAGTCATTAATGCCATCTCTTCGATTTGAGATATTCAAGAATGTCTGAACGAACATCCATAAGTTCATGATAACAACGTTGATTGTGAGCACATTGACGAAGTGCTGGATCTGGTTTGATTACAGACTCAATGAAGATGTCAAGACCACGATTCCATTTGTCCCTCTTACTTTCATTATCGTCGATGTTATTCTGGTCCTTCATTTAATAACCTCCCAATGGTCATCGGATGATTCGTTCATCCAAAAGAAGTATTTACCACTGATAGAAGCAAGGAAAACTTTACTACCATCACGTTTTTCTACACGACAAGAGTGAAGATTTTGCATTTGATTAGCAAAACGATTCTTCGCTTTACTAGTCTTTGGACGTACACAGAGAAACTCAGTCTTCATAGTATTCATAGTTTGATTAACCTCCACAAAGGTATTCTACAGGGTTTTTAGAGTTTGTCAAGAAGCACGGAAGTCACACGGACTCCCCAGTTCATCATCCAGAAGAACGATGCAACGAAGATTAGTTTGTGTGTGGCAGTCATACCCCCTATGTCTTGTATGCACCTACTATAAACCCTTCCAGGGGTCTTATAGGGCATCAGGAGACACTTACACGGGTGTCATAGGTGCTAGGTAGTAGAACTCTCAAATTTTACTACCATTGTTGCATTAAAAAGACCCCTTCTATTTAAAAAAGGGGTCTCCTAGAGGGCATGTGGACGGTTTATGGACTGGATATGTTAAATGAGATTGATATTCTATCTTCTTTACTATTATTAGCAAAAACTTGATGATCCAACCAACTAGGAAACATATATGCGGTATTTTCTTTTGGAATAAATCTCCATACATGACTGGTATACTTGTTACTCTCTTCTTCTACATGAGACCAGTCTCTGGACATTTTAGATAATGAGGGATGTCTAAACTCAATACTACCGCAATCCTCAGAAACTTTAATATAAAAAACTCCTGATAATATTGATTTTGGATGATCATGAACTTGATTATACGCACCAGGTCCATTAATATTAATCCAAGCAGTATCCACGATTAAATTTGACTTGATAGAAATTTTCTCTGCAAATTCCTTTGCACTTAATAACACCTCATCAAAAAAATAACCTAAAGGATTATTTGCCATGTCAATTCTAGATGATTGCCATCCATTTACATTACTAACATTCCTACCACGGTCAATTTCTCTTTTGCAGTAACAATCATACTGTATCTCTTCTAGATCAAAATCAAAAGTTTTCTCTAAGATAGGAATAGAGAATAAATCAATTATTTCCATATTAATTAACCACAAATTCTTCATATGATGCCCAACCAGTAACAATATACTTAACTTGTGTTGGACTGGGTATTCCCATATGCGAATGTGTCCATGATGCTGGCCATATCCACAGGTCTCCCTTTTTTGCCTTTAATGTTATATTCTGATGAGGAAACTTTGTTCCACCCTTGTCAGTTACATCATTCAAATATAACATCCATGCAAGTATTCTTTTATTTGATGCATCATTAGCACCATGTTCACAGTGCTCCATGTGAAATGCTTCACCTGGTGCATATACTTGGATATTAAATCCATCATCTATTTTCCAGTGATATAGTTTACCTATAAAAGGATAAGTTTCGATCAATCTTCTACAACTTGAATCTAAAGTTGTATGAAAAGAACTGATCGCAGAATGGATGACATCTTTTTTGAACGAAGGATTTACTTCAGAACACACTTTAAAATCTTTTTGAATCTCACTTACACCAACCATACCTCTCGTTTTATTAGGATTGTTTTCGTAAAAATTGATCAACATATCACAAATTTTATGATCAATCTTTTCATGATAGAAAAAGTTTTTTTTATAGTTATAGAACATTATTAAGTAGCACAAAAGTTCAAGGAAATTGTTATTCTTTCATCGTCACTCATGTTTTTAGTGACACGATGTTCATGACTTGATGGAAAAATTATAATATCACCTGTCTTTACTTGAGGTGATGTAAATCTTTCTACAGAAACACCAAAAACATCATCTAAACCAGATTTGATATACTCACTATACTCTCTGTTATAAAATTCAAAGTTAGAGTCATTCACTTGATAAAAGTAAATGAAACTTAGATTGCAAAAGAGTTTGTGATTAGGACTAAGAATATGATCATGATTCTCTTGGAATCCACCTTTTTTATACTTATTAACCCACCCATCAGTTGTGGTTAATAATGGTTCCTTTTTAGGATACATTTCCTTTAAGAACTCAACCATACACGGTTCTATTTCTTTTGTGAATTCATCCCATGGAGCATTGGGGTTATTTTCATGACCATATGTGCTCAGCACATTACACTCCCACCCTGATGGTGTTAGATAATTGCTATCATCTGATATAAAATCAGAAAAAATAGATTTAATTCTTTTTTGATTTTTAGATGGTACTGTCCCAAGATAATACCACTTGGGACAGAACATTTTGATTGTCATAATATAAGTCCAATGTCAATATTATAGCATTAAGAAGGATATTCGATAATTACGATTCCTGGAGCACCAGAACCACCGGTTCCTGTTGGATTAGTAGGAGAATATGGAAGTCCTTGTCCTTGTCCTCCTCCTCCACCACCAGTTCCGAAGACAGCATCACCACCTCTAGATGGCGATCCTATTTGACCTCCACCATCTTGAGATGGTGAGGGGAAGTGTGGTGCTAACCAGTGACCAGGACCACCAGGAACGATTGGATCACCGCTCCCTCCAGTTTCACCAGGTCCATTACTACCACCGGCAGCACCACCACCAGGTCCACCTGTTCCACCATCTGCTCTTGTTGGGAAGGCGTTCCAACGTCCTCCACCTCCACCACCTGCCCATGTATATGGGTTTCCTCCAAAGGTAACTGAAATTCCATTTCCACCGTTTCCGGCAGGATTGGGCCCAGGGTTAGATGCGCCAGTTTGAGTGGCACCTCCACCACCACCACCATTACGGAAATCTGGACTTCCGCTCGTTCCGGCACCACCAGCAGAACCATATCTAATTACAGTTCCAAATGGTAGAGGATGTGGAGATCCTGCGGGAGTAAATCCTGAAGATGAGGACCCTGCTGGAGATGGAGATTGACCACCACCTCCTCCACCAGAACCACCTGCTCTTCCTGGACCAATGGGTGCAGCATAACCACCACCGCCACCACCACCTGGTGCTTGGAAGTGAGTTGTTGCATTTACAGATGCTGGTGGTCCAAAAGAAGAATCAATTCCATTCGTTCCTTTGGAATTTACTGCTTGCATACTCTGTACACCACCAGCACCAATAACAACTGGATATGTTGCTGCTGGTAAACTTACACTTGGACCATGAACAACACCACCAGCACCACCACCGCCACCATGACGGTCTCCACCAGATCCACCGCCACCGACTACAAGAACATTAGCACCAGTGATTGCAGTATTAACGGTAAATGAACCAGGTTGTAAGAAGTAGTGAATAGTTTTTGTTGATGTAAATTCAATAACACCACCAACTGCTTTTACATTTCTACTTCCACCTGAACCAGAAACAGTTCCAACATCATCAGAACCATCACCACGTTTTCTATATCTAACGATGACTACACCATCACCACCAGTTCCTCCAGCATGGGGTGATGAATCCGAACCTCCTCCACCACCAGAACCTGTCAAATCTATACCATCAAAATTATCGGGAGTTTGAGTTCCACCGTTATCAACTCTCTGACCTTTTCCACCAATTCCCATTCTTCTAAATGAAGCAGTCGGGTCTGCTGTTGATCCACCTGATCCTCCTCCACCACCAGCACCATAAAATCCTGCTGATGAAATTGCAGTTCTTACAGGTGCTGGAACTCTGGGGTTAGGTGATCCTGGCGGTGAAATCAGGGATCCACCAAATCCTGGATATGCAACACCATAACCACCAGCTCCCGGACCTTCCATTACTGTTTGTGGACCATTCCCTCTTGCTCCACTACCACCAGCACCTCCTCCACCACCAGCACCATTATTGTTATCTGATGCAGCACCACCACTAGGGTAGCCATAAGCAGGATCTGGTGATGCTACTGGTCCCGCATTTCCATCTCTTCCCATACCACCAGAAGATCCGTTCGCGTTAGAAAGTCCGACAGCAGGACCAGCCGGTGGCGCACCGCCGCCACCACCTCCACCACCACAAGTAGTGGTTTCTGGTTCAAGTGGGTTTACAAAAACAGTATTTCCTCCAGTGGTTCCCCGAGAACCAGGATGTCCTGTTCCACCAGCAGAACCAGCACCAACAGTGACTGGCATCGTTGCAGTTCCTGTGACTTGATATGTTAAGTAACGAACACCACCGGCACCACCACCACCACCGCGGCCGCCACCACCACCACCGCCACCGACTACAAGAACCTCAATATATCCTTCATTATCACCAGCATTTGTGACTTCAAAGGTTTCTGGAGAGTTTGCCTGGTCAAAAACGTGATAAGTGTATCCATTTGCACTATTAGATCCAAGAGTTATCGCACCACCTGATGCTGTGAAACTTGGTGAAACTTCTGCTATACCCGATACACCAAAAGCAAAACCACCAACACCTCTAGCAATACCAGTAAAAACTGGTTTTTCTTTTACGAAAAAGTCTTTAAAATTTGACATATTAGTTACCTCCTATCACTGTCCAATTCCGCCGACTCTAAAGTCGCCGTTCTTAGTTGCAATTGTGGTGTAATTATTGGCATCAGTATTGGTTGAACCGTTATAATGAATACCAAAAGTAACAACATCTAGGTCTTTTGCCGTACTAGAAAGAACTACTGTTGTAGCAGATCCGACTCTTGCATCTGTAGAGAATCCAGTGACTCCTCTTGGAGTTAGTTGGATATGTGTTCCAATTCCACCAGGGAATCCACCAGGAACACCTGCTACCATTGTGTTACCAATTCCACCTGTGGGTGTGGACGAATTCTGTGTAAGAAGGAGCGTGACAGTGTGGAATGAATTCTTAACTGCTGGGAAGTTCTTGATAGAAACAATACCAACGTTTCCATTTGCAAGACTATGAGTAAATACTGTACCATTTAGGCAGTCAAGTTCTACGGTAACACTCTTATCGGTGAGATAGTGTGTTGTAGAACCTGTGCTAACAGTTTCTTGTGCATTAGAGAGGTCAAGTCCACCTGTGAATGTAACAGCAGTTCCGGTTCTTGCTGTAATGATTCCAGTAACTTCTATACCTGCTCTTGCAGTGATGAGACCAACAGAATCAATATTGGTTACATCTTCATAGTTTAAAGTGCCACTGAAGGTAGCACCAACAGCAACAATGTTTCTGACGTTGATGTCTGGAGTACCGGTTAATCCTTGTGCGGTTGTAGCAGTACCAGTTAATCCATATGGAAATTCAGGAGCTCCAGTGCCCGCTCTATCCGTAAATTTATTAGCTCTGACTCTTGACATGTTTCTAGAATCTTTTTATTTATTTAGTATGAGATTAAGTTACTATATTCAGTACACCACCCATATTTGCATGTGCAGTGCATTGATAGTAAAGCGTATTGGGACATACAAAAGGAACTTCAAAGATTAATACGCCATTTGATACATCATTATTAGTAACTCCAACGTTCCATTGTGTACCAGTGGAACCATTTACAGTGCTCTGAATACGGAATGGATGTGCTCCCATCTTATTCTCAAACATATAAGTCTGACCTCTCATCAGATATAATGTTGGGTCATTAATGGTAGAGTGACCTAAACCTGGTCCAGTGAAGGTGTAATGATCTGTACCAGATGCATTTAACACCCAACGTCCAGCAGCAGAATATGAACTATCACCATAGTAAGTTACAATGCCAGAAGAAACATGAGTAGATGCAGATGCAATTCCAGCAAGATTTACGCCAGTGCTAGTTGCACTGACTCTTGCTGATGATTGATAATAAAGGATACCCGCACCATTGCTGTCTGCTGCGACTGCTAAGTTACCTGTACCTTGCCATAG